TAATAAGCCTTGGGTTGATGAGCTTTGGTCACTTGCCAAGGGTACTGTCATGCGCTGTAATGATGAAACTGCCATTTGTTATCTCTCCTATATGTTTATTTACCTTTGAGTTGAGGCTAATAATTAGCCTCAACTCTTAATCATTATGCACCAGAAATTGCGCCGGTATTCTTAATACGCAACGGAATGTAGATAAACTCCACAGCCTTCACTGGTTCAATAGCAATATCAACCCACAATTCATTTCTATCAATACGTGCAGGAGTATTGTTACTCAAATCACATACTACCAAATAGTCATAGATAGCACGTTTGGCCACCAAGTCAATCATCAAACTGTTGCACAGATTGGCAATAGAACTACGTGTGATTTGATCGTTGGGTTCAAACAAGAACAGTTTACCAACTTCTTCCAGTCTGCCACGCAAGAAGCAAACCAAACGTGCCACATTGATACGATCCAATGCAGTAGTAGTGGTAGTAGTGGTCTTGTTACCAAAGTTGGTAATACCAATTCCCGGAATAAATGTGATTGGATTGATGTTGCGTTCGTATAGGATGTCTCTTACACTTTGACTTACACCAATTTGTTGGAATTCGCCAGTGGTAGCATCGATATAACCAATTGCTATTGCATTGTCAACCACACCGCGACGTGTACCGGCAGGAGCCAACCATGGATAACTCACTGCATCACTACGCAGTATAGTACGTACCATCATACGACTTGGAGGTTGTACCACAGTGTTGCCGCCTAGATCTGTAGTCAAGCAACTTGGATAAAATGCACCAGCATAGTTACTGGTGGCAATATTTCCGTCTTCTGTAGGCAATCCCAATCCAAGGTTGTTGGTAGCCCAATCAACTAAGCTATTGCCATCTGGTCCTAAACGCATTGGTGTATCTGCAACCACAAACAATGTATTGTTGCGCTCGTTGCTGAGAGCAATCATGTTAGGAGTCAGTTCAGGATATGCTGGAGTAGTAATGATGTTGAATCCATTTTGCTCTTCTCTAGCAGCTACACTGGTATCAATGCCGCTTTTCATTGCAGCCACAATCATCTTGCGTTGCGCTTGGCGTCCGCCATACATAGCACCAGTTGGGCGGTTGCCACTTGCAGTTAGCCAAGTATTAAGCACAATCAAGTCCCAGTATGCTGTGTTGCTTGGAGCATGTCCTGTACCGGCAGCAGTGGCCACATAAATGCCATTGTCATAGCTGACAAAATCATTTACTGCATACGCAGTGGTGTTAGAATATGCACTAATGCTGTAGTCGGTTGCTGTGGTAGTAAAATAATCTATTTGGAAAGATTTTACATTGTAGCCGCTACGACGTGTGTTCCATAACAACATACCCTGCGGATATAAGGCAGGATCTGGTGCATCAGGATCTAGGTAATCGCTGGTCAACAAACTTGTAATAGTCGGGAATGGATCAGATACAGGATCTGTGGTACCGTTTGGAGCCCAACGAGCATCTGCAAACAAAACACCACTTTGTGTGGTTTGATCGGTAGTGTCAATTTCTACCCATTGATTGACACTATTAGACGATTCCCAACGATACATTTTGGGATAATTTTCTAGGTCGCTGGTGTCTATCCACAGATCCCCGTATACCAGTGGTGATTCAGCTGTGTCAGTTTGTGTCAATGGTGCTGTTGCTGACACAATAGGTCCAGTTGCATTGGTATTGCTCAAGTCATATCCGCGAACATCATTGGTGACATTTTGATATCCTTGCCAAGAACCGTTGTCTTGAATCATAACATCTACATCATCAACAGAACTGTAATACCATAGGCGACCATCTGCTGGATCTTGGTATGGTGCAGTATTGCTGGCACTATAAGTGAACAATGGTGTGGTCACAAAATTACTGAAAATCAATTGTCCAGAAGTAAAATTGGAAGCACGTACTTTGCTTGTGTTAACGCTAAATCCAGCAGTGGTCAGTGGAGTACCAGTAATATTTTTTACTAAGATAGTACCGCCTTGACTGTGTGTAAACACTATGTTACCTGCAGAATTTACACTAGCGCTCACATACGGAATTGAAGCTGCACTTACTGCGCTGATAAAATTAGCAACTGTACCAGTGCCGCCAATGGTTACGGTTGCACTGTTTAATGCACTTGTTCCGGCTTCGGTTCCAACTAAACTAAAACTATTACCCACCACAAAAGAAGTAGGGATTGTAGTTCCTGTAACTATAGTAGCACCCAACGCAACTCTTTCAAAGATTTCAAAAGCCATTGAACTATTAGGTGCGGTGTTTAAAGCCTCTACATTATATCCTGCATAAGTGGTACCAACTGGAATATTCTTGCCACCGCCTGTTGGATCTAATGCATATATGGCAGTAGCGTCGCCGGTATAAGCAGCAGTTGGTTGTGCAATCCACGTATCTAGCGCAGTGCTATATTTTTTAACTGACAACGACAGCCCATTATTTACAACGCTAAGATTGTTCCAAACGCTTCCGGTAGGACGTGGTGTAGTATCTGTGGTTCTCCAACGTGGGGCTTGATAACTATATCCTGCAAAATATATAGGTGTGTAATACTCACCTTCGGTAATACCTAAAGTAGTTAGTAACGCTGCACCCGAAGTTGGCCCTGGTTGTATGACCACGTGTCCTCCATTGGCAGTAGATCCGTCGCTGGTAGCAGTAGAATCAGCATAGATGGTTAGTTGTCCACTGACTGCTGCTGCGGTAACACCAGTAATAGCGGCTGTGTTGATTGCTGCTGCAAATCCAGCCACAGTATTAGTAGCACCAACTGCAACCACATTTCCATTGATATACATGCTGTAACCCACAGTCAAACTGCTGGGAGCATTAGTGCCAGTAATAGTAGGATAAGAAATTTGCCATGCTTGCGAACCAACTGCTACCCAATCATTATCTGAATTTTTGTAATAGGTTGGTATGTGTTCGGCAACAGCAACCACAGCATAATCACCAATACTACCAATTGATGCTTGTGGTGTATAGTCACCACCACTGTAGTTTACCACATCTGCAGTGTCTGTAATAGTCATTGGAGTTTGGACTGTGAAAGTGCCAGTGGTTTGATTCCATTCTTGTAGGCCCCATGTGGTTGCAGAAGTATCCAACCAAAAAGCACCATTAGCAGCATTGCCAGTGGGACGAGTTAAACTGGCAGTAAGGTCAGTAAGGTTTACATCAACACGTTGTATGTACGCACGATTGGTAACACCTAATGCACTGTATGCTGCTAGCAATCCGTATTCATTGAGTTCATAACCATTGATTGGAGTACCTGTAGTGGTATTGTAAAAGAATGGTACACCAAATGTAGCGGTAAGATCGCGTTGGCTGGTAATGAGATAAGTTTTGTTGGCATTGGCTGCCGTTGTACCTGCTGCTACTGTGACGCCGTCACTAGAAACTTTGTTCTGTGCTGTAGCGATTACAAAATAAGGTACGGTGTTGACCGCAGATGGAATGTATTGACTTTCGTCAATTACAACTACTTCTACGCCGGGTGATGTTAGAGCCATGGTGGTTTCCTTTTCAAGTTACTGATATTTATAAGAATCATCAAAAAAACACATGATACGGAACCCTTTGGCAAAGGTTCACAATAATAAATACCCCATGAGACCCATTTGTCAAGCCTGCAACCAACGTCCTTGTGCTGTGAATTACATTCGTGAGGATATTAAGCATTATAGAAAACGCTGTGAAACTTGTGCTAGGAAAAATCGCGGAATCCGACCACGAGAACCACGCTGGAAATCAGCAGGTTATAAGAAGAAAATGAGCTGCGACCGCTGCGGATTCAAAGCTAGATATGCCAGTCAGATTTTAGTGTATCACCTGGATGGTAATCTCAACAATGCCTCACCGAAGAATCTCAAATCAGTGTGCAAAAACTGTGTGGAAGAATTGCTTAGATCCGACTTGCCGTGGCGGCCGGGAGATCTTGAACCGGATGTGTGACCAACTGTTGCACCTGAGCATACAGATCATCCAACGACCCATTGTTGTCTAAAATTACATCAAACTCGGTACCTACCCAGGCAGTTTCGCTGGCATGTATTTTAAGTTTGGCCAATCGAGACTTACTGGTAGTCCATTTCATATTGCCAAATTCTCCGTGATTAACTGCCATGGCATCATCATACCATTTGGGTTCGGGACCGCGAACAACTCGTACAACTAGGCCATTGGCGCGTTTAATTGCTGCAATTTCGTTGGGGAATCTGCAATCAGAAATCACTATGTCATCTTGACTGTTACGCAGTTTGTTTTCTAAACTGGCTATCCAAATATCATCGTGAAATCCTTGTCTGCACACTTCGGTACCCCAATGTTGCAGCACCCATCTAGGTGTGAGCTCAGGCATGTTCAGTCGATCTGCCCACCACACATCCAATTGTTCGCGCCATTCACGGGCTTGTTTTGTACGCCCTTCCAGCATGGTTCTATCCCAACCAAACACATGTGCTACAGAATCTTTAAGACTGTTGGCAAAACTTTCTCTACGAAACTCATGTAAGTTTGTCAAGTAATCTGCTACAGTATCTTTACCTGATCCAATGAATCCACAAATTCCAATAATCATTTGAGCTCTTTGACGTTTAGATGTTTTAAAGTGGCTTGTAACATGTCAATTTGACGTCGGCAATCTTCCAGTGCATGATGACTGGTAGCAGGTCTAGGCAAATCAGGCCACAAACTATATATGGTGCGGGCATCACGAACCACATAAAATTGCCAAGGCAAAGGTCGGCCATAACTTTTGTAAGCATGTTCAATGATGTTCATGTCATAGGTGGGACCATTGGCCCAGATCAACCGGCTTTGCCAAATAAACTTGGCCAGCTGATCCAATGCTTGATCCAATGGAATACGATCATGCTCACTGAATGCTTCGTCTCGGGCTGCTGCAGGTTGAGTTGCCCACCAGTCTATAGTACCTTGCTGAATACTACGATTGGGCTGACTTTCTAAATCAATTCTAGCATAGTAAAAACGATCGTGATAGCCTTGCCCCAACGGATCAAAACTTTGAGCCGCGATAGTCAGTATAGTGGTATCAGGACCGGTGCCTAACCCTTCAATGTCAATCATTAAATCTGCCATAGTGTATTGTAACACACACTACGCACACACGCAACTTAACTGGTTAGATCAATACTCAGCTGTGTTTCAAACCATTCTATCATACCAACTGGCGTGGGATGGAATTTATCAATTTGCTGTAAATCTCTCTTGGCACAATATTCAAAAGGCGGAGTGGTGTTATTGAATTTGTCCCAGTTGACCATGTTGTACAAACCCGAAGTAGCGTCAACTTTGCCCAAACAATGTTCAAGTGACAACCAAAGTGGCCAGCGATCAAAACCAATTGTACGGTATTTGGTGTTGGTTACTTTGTCTACTGTGTCATTGTAACTTTGATGTATGTCGTAGATAAAGCTCATGGTATAGTTGATTTTGTGAGTCTCTAATAGATCTTGTGTTTCTATAATGGCCAACAAAGTTGTGTCTGTGGCCGACCTAGCGGTCTGATACAAATACTCTTGACGAAATTGAGATTTTATTGCAGCAGGACACACATCATCAGACTGCCAACTGCCGGCTATACCGCCAGAATGATACCAGACCCAGTCTTCCATTACTGATATGTACTTGTAATTGTTTGGCGTTTTTGTATGTGTTTCCGAACTGATTGGCACATCTATGCGATTGATTCCGGACCAAAGTACAATCACATGATCATATGAGTCTCTTAGTAATTCATATCGTATCCTGGCAGCAATGGCTTTGTTGCCGGCTGCGGATGAATCAAAAAATTTAAATCGTTTTTGATTTAGATTAATTGCTGTGTCTGACTGTCCTGTTACAACTCCGGCAAAACTACAGCCAGCCACCAATACCAAGTTCATGCTGGGTTGACTACCACTTTCCAAGACACAGTGGGTTCGTCCCATTGATAATCTTTGCCATCAGTTGGCATTGATACAGGTGCTTGCCATACACAAGTGGCTTCATCCAAGATCCAGCTGGCATAAGGTTTGGGTGCATAAAACGCATCTAGATTTTGATCGTAGATAAAACCCACACCGGCATAGTTTTTTCTCATTGGTGTTCCGCCCAGGCGATGCTGTCCACCTGATGTGTTATAACTGGTTTGTACCCAGGCAGCAGGATCGCCCCAAAGTCCTGTGTCAAGAACATCCTGTTCTATAACTATCACTTGGGTAACGATACCATTTTCTACTTTTGCAAAATGACTCATGTTGTGTTGTTCCTCTACAGGTGTATTTATTGGCATTTTATACGAGGCTTAGCCAATCACAAAGGTGATCGGTTGAGACCCATCAACATAGTTGACCAATTCTAACACCTTGGCATCCATCTGTGCCTGGGCTTCGGTTTTCATAGCAGTGCCGTTTAATGTGCCGCCACCTTGTGGGCCAGCAATAGTGCCAAATTTCTCACGGGCTTCTCCAATGATCATTTTGCACACAGCTACCATATAATCACGGATCCATTGCTGTATTTGAAAATCACTCAAGAGGTTGATTTCGGGCTTGAGTTGATAGCACCAGATCAGTACATTTTCACCGGTATTTTTGGGATCACGAATCAGTTGCAGTTTTTTGTTTACGGGATTCCAGGTATAGTTCATGAATCCGCCAAACATCTTGGCTGCCAGTTCCACATACTGGCTGTAGAAATCGTATGTGGCAAGACCACCTGCCACATTGAAATTCATGAGATACACGTTGATCGACGCTTGAGCGAACGGATCAAAGTTTGATGCAAACGGGCCTGTGGCATCACCAAATGTACGGCGGAATATTTGCCTGACACTTTGTACTTCTTGCGGCAGTGTGTAGATGTTGAGATCTCGTATCAACTCCATAAAGATGTAGGCTTCTTCATATGCAGCATTGGCACGTTGCCGATACACACCCAAAGTTCGCTGATATGCTGCTTCGTAATGTGCTGGATCCAACTCAAGGTCAATGATCTGAGCGCCCAACATGAGGCTACAGTATTCTACAAGATCTTGTTTGAGTTGTGGTAGTGTTTTTTCAGACATAAGGGGGAACTCCGTTCCCCCTTATTTACCAGCTTTTGAGCACTAGCAAATTCTCATTGCTTCGACCATTGAACTGAGTTTCAGTTGTGGTCAAGTCTTTGAAGATCTTTCTAGCAGCTGGTTTGCCTGCGGCCTGTAGTGCTTTCAAAGTTTCTGCTGGCTTACGCAGTGTTTTTTGCTGTGTCTCGCTCACAGAGAATCCAATAATTGAACTGCTCTTGATGGTAAAACTGCCAGCATGACTGTCTGCTACCACATGGATCAGTTTGCGTTTTTTGGTATCATACAACCAAGCCTCGCTCTTGTCCACTAGAGCAGCAGCCGACAGGCCTTTTAGCTTGAGTTCAGCAAATTCCACACAGTGTTTGAACTTGGCTGCTTTTTTCTCTGGACTGATAGGTTTGACCTTGCGTGGCTTGCGTTCTACTTTCTTGATCTGTACATAAGCACCGCAATCTGAAATCACAGACTCGCAAAACTTCACAATGTTACGCAGTTGTACCTTGGACAAGTGCGAATAACCTTCAACCAGCTGTGCATCTTTGCCAGCCACTACTTTTTCAAAGTGTGATAACCTAGTTTTCCAGATGTCTGCAATGTGATACACCATTTGTGGTGCCACGTTCATACCACGGATCTGAGCAATGGGTTTCCAGTCAGCTGACATTTTGCAACCTGCTGTGACAAAATCATCCAGCATGCCTTCCAATTCACCGGCACATTCTTTCATCTTTTCTCTTAGACGATCTTGGATGTTGGGTTTTGCAACAGAGTCAACTTCTGCCACTTCTGCTGCTGCTTGGTCTTTGATTGCCAACAAGTCGTCAATGAGATTGTCCAGTTTGATCTGTTCTTGATCAGTCAATTCCAAGCCCATCATGGTCATGCGGCACAGCCAACCTGTGGTCAGTCGAATTTGACTGTCAGTCAACGAGCGTATTTTTTTAGCATCTTTTGCTCGTTTGTGCAGCTCCAAATAGGTCACAATCATTTCTTTGGCTTCTTTTTTACCGTAAAAATAATTGTACCAACCAAACGCATTGCTCATTGCGCTGATTCGGTTGCGATCTTGTTCAGGCTGCACACGCCATTCAGGTTCGTGTCCCACGTATTTGGTATCCGGGCTACGCGGATTCATTGATTTGATTGCGGCTTTTGCAGTCACTGCCATGGGTTTTCCTTTGGTGATTGTCATGTTGTAATTATAACTGAAGCAGAATTTCCAGTCAACCTGCCCATAAATAACATACTATGCCCAGACTTTCCATGTACCGTACCAATCGAACTAGGGATTACCAATTCCTGGATCGCACCATTGCAGAAATGTACACCGTTGGCGGCTTGGATTTGTATTGTCACAAATATCTAGGTCCCGAAACTGGTGGTACTGATTCAGCGTTTTCGGGCAATGCCGACGCTACTTTGCCAATTTACGAAACACTAAGCCCGCTGAACATACAAGATTTGCTGCTGTTAGAAAATCGAGATCGGCAATATGACCCAGATGTGTATGTCATGCGAGGTGTGTATAACGCACAAGATATTGACTTTGATCTTACCCAATTTGGACTGTTTCTAAACAACGATACACTATTCATCACGTTCCACTACAACAAAATGATTGATACGTTCGGGCGCAAACTGATGAATGGCGATGTTTTGGAAATACCCAATTTAAAAGATTTTCATCCACTGAAAGCCGATTTACCCACAGGGCTGGCCAGATACTATGTCATCCAAGATGCTGCTTATGCCAGCGAAGGATTTAGTGTGACGTGGTTACCTCACTTGTGGAGAGTCAAAGCCACCCCGCTCACAGACTCACAAGAATTTAACACTATCACAAACAAACCCATGGTAAGCGAACAGATCTGGGACAACGGTAATTTTTACCCCACCGGCAGCGTGGTCAACTACGGCAATACTTATTATCAAGCCAGAGCCAATACACCAGCCGGCACGGACATTACCAATACCAATTATTGGAGAGAATATACTCCATCTACCATCTCTGACTTGCAAGGTACCAGAACCAAAGATACCGCCATCAATGAAGCCATACTCACACAGGCCGATATCGAAGTGCCACTCAGTGGTTATGATATCAGCAAGTTTTATATTTTGCCTACTGAAAATTTACAACCAGCCAACTCTACCACATTGTATGCTGGCAGCGATAACACAGTGGACGGCACACAAGGCGGGATGGATGTGACACCACAATCACTGGGCTATACTGAAGGTTATCTAACTGGCACACCAACATCTTTTGGTTACACAGTGGGTTACTTGACTGGTTCGGATGAGGCACCCAACGGATTGCCAGTCACACCTGGCGTGACTTTCCCGCTGAATCCATCGCTAGGAGATTATGCATTGAGACTAGATTATCAACCAAACAGATTGTTCCGGTGGGATGGTGTTCGTTGGGTCAAACTGGAAGATGCAGTACGTACCAATCTCAACAATGGTTCTGCCAACGATATATTACACAGTACCTTTGTAAACAATACATACACTGTGCCTACTACTGATATGGGTAATATACCTAGTCGTCAAAGTCTCAGTGAAATGCTCAAACCTCGAGCTGACAATGGTGACGAGGGCGGTAACTTGCCACCCAAACCATTTCCGCTCACACAACCAGGACAAAAATCCAGTTAAGATATGCAAAATTTCTTTTATGATGAACAGATACGACGTTTCTTGTTGCAGTTTACCAGAATGGTATCTGGCTTTCAAGTTCAATATGGGCGCGACGGAGAACAAGCTGCATTACTACGAGTACCAGTAAGATATGGCGATGCCACTAGAAATGTGCAGACCATATTGCAGGAAAACTCAGCCAGCAGTTTGCCCAGCACACCCCTGATGACTTTTTATATTTCATCTTTGGACTACGATCGTCCTAGAATGCAAGAACCCTATCATGTGAATTCAGTGTCAATTCGACAACGAACCTATGACAGTGCCACTGACACTTATGAAACCACTCAAGGAAATGCATTTACCATTGAACGTCTAATGCCTGTGCCTTACAGACTGGGTATTACCCTGGACATTTGGACCAGCAACACCAATCAAAAACTACAACTGTTAGAACAAATTTTGACCCTGTTCAATCCCAGTTTGGAAATACAAAGCACAGACAACTATCTTGACTGGACCAGTTTGAGTGTGGTAGAGCTGGACAGTTGTACCTGGACGTCAAGGACTATCCCCCAAGGCACAGAAAATCCCATTGACATTGCCAGCTTGAAATTTGGCATTCCAATCTGGATCAGTTCACCGGTCAAGGTTAAAAAACTAGGTGTGGTAGAACGTGTGGTTGCCAGCATGTATGATGCCAATGGTGATTTTCACAATGCCATAGAAAACAATGATCTGTTGCTGGGCACAAGACAACAGATTACTCCGTACAATTGGGCAGCAGTGTTGATCAACAACAAATTACAATGCTTACAGCAACAAAGTCTAGCAGAAGAACCAGGCAATGAGTCATTGACTCCCACTCAGATTGTGTCCAACAGCAATTTACAATGGACAGCAGTGATTGGAGTTTATGGTGTGTTGCGCCCAGGTATCAGTCAAATACGCCTGGTACAAGCAGATGAATCCGAAGTGATAGGAACCATAGTATTGGATCCTTCAGACAATCGATTCTTGTTGTTTGATGTGGACCCTGACACTGCTCCACAAAACACCCTAGCTCCAATTGATGCTATTGTGAATCCATTGACCTGGGCACCTGCGCCAGACGACAGTAATTTGGAAGGTGTGAGATATCTGTTGACTGAGGCCACTGGTTCTTATGACAATGAATATCCTGCCGTGGCCTGGATTGGAGAAAATGGTCGTCCACTGATTGCCAAAGCCAATGACATAATTGAGTACAGTGGTAACTATTGGCATGTGGTGTTCAATGCAGAAGGCAACACAGACATTCAGTACGTTACCAACATCACCACCAGCATACAATATCAATGGGTTGGAACACAATGGATCAAAAGTTATCAAGGAATATACCCCGGCGGCACCTGGAGTCTGGTACTTTGAAAGCAGTGGGGGTTTGGTTCCTTAGTCAAGGCACCGGAAGATACTTGTACCTGCTACGCAACGATATCAAGCATCCGGGTTCATGGGGCCTGCCTGGCGGCAAGATAGAAACTGGCGAAACATTGCTGGGCGGTATGGAACGTGAATGTGTGGAAGAACTAGGCAGTTTTCCTGCTTACACACGACTGGTACCGCTGGAAAAATTCACATCAGCTGATGGTATGTTTGAGTATCACACCTGGGTGTGTGTGGTTGATGAAGAATTTATACCAGTGCTGAATGACGAACATCTGGGTTATGCCTGGATAGATCAAGGCACATGGCCTCGCCCAATGCATCCGGGCCTGTGGAGCACTGTGAATCTTGAAAGCATCCAGACCAAACTGGAATCAATTGAAAACGCATTTCGGCGCAGCTGACATTTAGAAGAACGCAAAAAAGTCGCCGCCAGCAGTGAACACATAACCACCAAATATCCATCCTGTGTTGTTGCTCACATTGCTCGATGTTGCTCCTGCATCCCAGTTTGCGCCACCTGTTGCATTGGAATCACGAATGCTCAAATAACCAACACTCACAGTACCACTGGTTTTGCTCAAAGTGGCTTGAGTTCCTGCAGAACTGCTGTTGATTGTGACCAAATTGCCAGCTGTGCCGGACAAAGTAAAGTTAGTGAATGTCTGTGTTGTTGAGATGGTAAATGTAATTGTGCTGGGTCTTGTGGTCGCAGTCAAATCACCAAATGAATTGTTACCAGATATAGTCAATGCCCCTGCGCCACCTTGATTGAGTGTTGGATAAGTTGCACCGCCGCCGGCAAATGTTTTTGCGGTAGCAGCAGTCATGCTGAGGGTGAAGCTGGTAAATGTTATACCCGGCGAAGTCACAGCAAACGGTGAAAGAATGTTGGCGGTGGCTGTGCCGGTGTTTGTGACAGTAAAGTTATTGACTGAGTAATCTGTTAAAAAACTGTTAGACGGTGTGGACAACAACAAAGAAGTTTGAGTTCCTGTGATGGCGCTTATGTTTGTGCTAGAACTTTGCGTTGGCAACAACGGTGCAGTTGGCACGGTAAAGTTACCAGTGTAAACTGCTACTCCTTTTGCTAATCTAACATTAGTAATATATCCTCGAAAACGCCAAACTGGACTTGTTGAATCGTTGTTGGCACCAATAAACAGCGGATCTGTGCTAGCCACAATTGTTGCTGCTGCGGCAGTAGCAACTTGTACACCGTCAAGGTATAGATAAAAATTAGTACCATCACTAACAAAGGCTGCATGGTACCAAGTATTTAAACTAGTAGCACCACCAACCATACCTGAAGAAGTATTCCAATCTGCTTCTAATGCTCCATCGGGTCTGACATAAAAGTTAAATGCTCGCCCTGTAGTAGCTTTCCACAACATTACTAAGCTATTACCAGTGCTGGAAGCAGCGTAAGAAGTTTGATAAAACCAACATTCAACCGTAAACGGTCCTGAGCCAAATGCAAAAGCAGCATTATTGGCCACGCTTAGATACTGACTAGTACCGTTTAACAACACACTTCCGGTTGATGCAAAACTCCATGCTGTGGCACCGGCACCTGTTATGGTGTATGTTGTGGTCGATCCTGTTATTGATCGAGAATATGGCCCAGCACTAGCAAAGCTACCACTGGTTATGTCGTAAGGAGCAACCAATGCTCCTGCAGTCAATGTCAATGCTCCTGTGATTGATGTTGCATCATTTGTTGTTAATGTAAATGTTGGAGCGTTGACTACTAAAGCTGCAACAGTTTTACCATTACTAGTAAGTGTACTGTCTGAACGGAACGAAGGAGTCAGGCCTGTATAAGTTCCGCTGGATGATAATACTAAACCACCGTTGATATTTAAAGTGGTTGTGCCAGGATTAAACGATGTAAATCCAAAATCAAGATTGTTGATCCAACCAGCAGTGGTCAAAGTTGCCACACTGGCACCCGAAGTAAAATACAAATTAACTGCATTGGTTGTTGAACCACCCGATGTGCTGGCCACACTGAACGTTCTAGTGTTGGTCATCTCAGCCACAGCGAATCCGCCATTGCCAGTATAAGTGAATCCACCTAGTGCTGCCATGTTTAGTACTACTGTAGCCGCAGTAGTGTGCGTGAGATTAACATATCCTGCAAAAGGATTCCTAGACGAAGTGGTTGCAGTACCATTGTTGGTAACAGTAGCGGTGTATGTTGAACTGTCTGTTAAAAAATTAGCACCGTTTACTGTATTCAATAACAAGCTGGTTTGTGTACCTGTGATAGCAGACGACGGATTGCCGTTGGTGTTTGCTGATTGTGTGCTGGCCAATTGCCCAGTTGGTGGGGTAAATGAACCTGCGTTTGGTGCATATAGTGCAGTACCATTGACAAATCTCAGATTGGTAATGTAATTGATTGCTCTAAAATTTGCGTTGATGACATAATCTTTTGTACCAATGACTGCACTGGTAGTGCCTGGACTTATTGCGCCTGTACCAATGTATGTGCTACCACTTTGAACACCGTTGATGAAAAATGTAAGTATTGATCCTGAACGCACGACTGCAACATGTGTCCAAACATTTAACACAATAGGATATGTACTTGCATAATAGGTTCCAGTAAAAAATCCTACGTTGCCAGCGGGGGTAATATAAAATACCCACGGTGCTGATGTTTGAGCAGCCACTCTGGTATCTAATATACCTTGACCTCCTGCCGTAAAGGCGGTAGATTGTACCCAGGCTTCAATGGTAAAATCACCAGTTATATCGAATGCACTAGAACTTGGTAAAGTTAAACGTGATGACGCACTTTGAAAGTATAAACTACCACCAGTACTGACAGGTGTACTAGCATTGTACGTTACAGTTCCAGCTGGAGTAAGGGTAAAGTTGTTGGTGCTTCCATCAGTCAAATATGCACCTGATGATGCTACATCTACTAACAATTGTGTACCAGTAACCGCAGTCAACGCAGTTGTGGGAGGAGCAAATGCTGCTATTGTGTATACCGATACTCCCTTTACCACACGTAGATTGCTGATATATCCCCAGGCTAATGCTCCGCCAAGATTATTACCGATATATGTTGTTGCTGCTATAAAATTTACACCACTAGAGGTATAAATATATGGAATACCATTGATATAGGCAGTTACTAAAGTACCAATTCTTGTAACCGCTAAATGTTGCCATTGATTTATTACTACTGTGCCGCCACCGGCATTGACATTGACATCATAGAAATAAAGAGTTCCGTCACTTACGTAAAATTGAAGACTACCTAAAGTTATGATATTAAATTGATTCGCACCTCCAGCAACGGTTATTGGATTTATCCAGGCCTCTACAGTAAAATCACCTGTGCCCAATGTAAGTGCTGTACTACTTGGTACTGTCAAATACTGATCAACACCGTTGAATGCCACAGAGCCTGAGGTAACACTAGCACCAAATCCAATTGCGCGAGTACCGGCACCTGATGAACTGAATATACCTGTGGCCAACGTCACCCCAGCAGCTAGCGTCAATGTGCCGGCTGTTAGTGTGTATGTGCCTGTGGTGGTCAGTGAATAGCTATAATTAAATGTCGCTGTGCCTGCTGTGTGAGTGAATAGTGGCACAGCACCCAACACACCACCATTATAGGTATATGATCCTGCGGTTAGTACAAAACTGGTTGAAGGATTTATTGTTCCTCCATTTTCAAGTGTGTGATTGAATGTTGATCCATTAACTGTAAATGTGGTGCAAGTCCATGTTATGCTATTTTTTCCATCACCGTATATATAAGCAGTGGTGCTGCCAAAATTGGTTAATGTCCCTCCAGTCCACGTAACAGCACCAGAACAAGTTAAATATGAAGGAGTTAGATATGATTCAGAACCGCCGACCCATAAATCTTTTGAAGCAAACGATGTAGTAAGATCACCCAATACCCATGTGTTGCTTGATCCACTTACGACACTACCACTATACCCGTAAGGAACACCAACACTATCGTATAAGTTACTACCCGGAACAAGTGTAGGAGATCCAGTAGTTGTTAGTACTCCTGCTGTACAAGATCCTGTAAATTTCTGTACTCCACCGTCAAAATTACCTGCTGTGATGGTTAGTGTAGTGCAGTAAAAAGTTCCTGCTCCATAATATGGAGGAAAAAATCCTGATACTAGTTGAGTTGTACCACTATTATTGATAACTAACGGCCCAATAGAAGAAGCACCAGTAGCCAACAAAAATCCTGGACCACGCATGTTGGCAGTAAGCCCGGTAAGTACTACGGTGTTATAACCATAAGCAGGTATTAGTGAATTTAAGTTAAGACTGGTTGCTGGCAATGTAAATGTTTGAGAAGCTGAAAAATCAAGTATGTTGAACCAACTAGCAGTAGTGATCGTAGGTGTTGAACTACCGTTTATTTTAAGATTAGGGGCATTACTTATTGACCCGCCTGTTGTTCCAAACACAAATGTTTGCGTAGCAGGCATATCAGATTTAAATCCACTATACCCTTGACCAATAGCAGGGTTGTATGATGCTGTACATGAGAATCCAGTGGCTGTGGCCATACTCAACACAGTGGTTGCTGCTGTGGTATGTGTAAGGTTAATAAATGCAGGATAAGTTGCAGTAGTACCAAATGTGATTGACCTAGTTCCTGTGCCTGATGAACTAAAAATACCAGTGTTTAACACAGCAGCATCTTCTAATATTAAAGATCCTGCTGTAAATGTGTATGTGCCGGTGGCTGCCAATGAAACAGTCTGACTATTTTTGATTGTCAAAGTACCAGCTGTGTGTGTGAACAAGGGTAAGGCTGATATTGTACCGCCATTGAACGTGAATGATCCAGAAGTTAGTACCATGCTAGTAGTAGCAGTTATACTACCACTGTCAAAACTTATAGTTGGACCATTGATTGTGTATGTGGTGCAGGTGTTTATATACACAGCATTGTTATACCAGGTGCCACCTGTTTGAGTCACAGCACCTGTTAGCGCAAATTGACTAATTCCATTAAATGGACCGTTGGCCCAGTATCTGCATTCCAGTGTTCCAGCAGTTAAAGCCACAGTTGTTGCTCCACATATACCATATATCATGGCAGTTGTGCCAGCGTGATTTATTGTGACTGCACCCAGTATACCAAATGTGTTATCTATACCACCTTGATTGTTGATAAATCCTGACCCTACAAAGTTCAAACCCATACTGGTGGTATTAAGACTAACATAATAACCTTGACCATATAAAGAATTTATATTCAATGTGGTAGCAGCGATTGTCATGGTCGACAAATTGTATATACTAAAATCACCAAACCAGCTGCCTGTGGTAAATGTAGGAAGTTGTGTACCACCGGTGCCAGTAACATATAAACAAGGAGCATTGGTAGAATTGCCACCTGTGGTACCACAGGTGAATGTTTTTGTCACGGTTGTTTCTGATCGAAATCCCCCTGCTACTTGTGTAGGACCATAAGATACATTACCGTCCCATTTACCTAGAGCATTCACAGTGAGTCCAGTCACAATGGCCATGCTCAACACCACAGTTGCGGCTGTGGTATGTGTTAAAGAAATATAACCTGGATTGGTCGTGAGACCAAAATTGATTGTGCGAGTGTTTGCGTTGGTTGAACTGAATATACCTGTGCTCAAAGTCACACCATCATCAATATTCAACGTGCCAGCAGTAAACGTGTATGTGCCTGTCACAGCCAGGCTTTGGCTGGAATTGAATGTCACTGTTCCTGCTGTGTGTGTGAACAACGGTGTTGCACCTAAGGTTGCTGAGCCACCAATGGTAAACGATCCTGAACTTTGTACAAAGCTGGTGCTGGCGTTGATTGCGCCACTGGTCAACGATAATGTAGCACCGTTGTTGGTAAATGTGGTACATGCAAATGTGCCAAAGTTTGACAGTGTTCCGGTACTGTTGTATGTTGCTGTACCCGAACAAGTAAAATTGTAACCTGCAAAATCAATGGTACCGGCTGTCATTGTGAGTGTTGAGCATCCTCCAGCACTGCCCATGGTGATAGTAATGCCCGAATAATTGAATGCAATTGCTCCGACAGATGCTCCGTTAAACGTGTATGTAGCACTGGTCAGTGGAGTAAATGTCAATCCAGTGTAAGTACCAGTTGATGACAGTGTGAGATTTCCCGCAATGTTTAATGCGGTTGTTCCTGGATTGAAACTTGTTGTTCCAAAATCTAAATTTTTAAACCAACCAGCAGTGGTCAATGTTGCCACACTGGCACCTGTGGTAAATGTCAAGTTCACTGCGTTTGATGTAGAACCACCTGTAGTTCCGTATGTGAGTGTTCTTGTGTTGGCCATATCGGCCACAGTAAATCCACCGGGGCCTGTGTATGTAAAATTAGTAACTATAGCCATACTCAATACCACCGTTGTGGCAGTGGTGTGAGTAAGATTGATGTTGCCTGCACTGGCACTACCAAACGCAATTGCCCGTGTGTTAGTATTACTTGAACTGAATATACCTGTGCTCAAAGTCACCCCATCAGCCAATGTCAATGTACCTGCTGTGAATGTATATGTGCCTGTCACAGCCAAACTTTGACTGGAATTAAATGTCACAGTTCCTGCTGTGTGTGTGAATGTTGGCGTAGCACCAATAGTTGCTGCACCAATGGTAAATGATCCAGAGCTTTGTACAATACTAACACTGGCATTGATTGCACCGCTTGCCAATGAAATAGTACTTCCGTTGTTGGTAAATGTGGTACATGCAAACGTACTAAAGTTTGATAATGTTCCGCCACTGTTAACTGTAGCTGTACTTGAACAAGTAAAATTTTGACCGTTTAAATCAACAGTTCCCTGCGTTACTGTAAGTATGGTACACCCACCAGCACTGCCCATTGTGATAGTGACACCAACTGTGTTAACTGTAAACGGTCCCAGTGATGCACTATTAAATGTATATGTTGCTGTGACGAGAGGATTGATGGTTGTGGTAGTATACGTACCAGTTGACGATAGTGTGAGAGCTCCGGCAATGTTTAATGTAGTTGTTCCTGGATTGAACGATGTTGTTCCAAAATTTAAATTTTTAAACCAACCGGCAGTGGTCAATGTTGCAATGCTGGCACCTGTGGTAAATGTCAAGTTCACTGCATTTGATGTAGAACCACCTGTAGTTCCAAATGTGAACGTTCTTGTGTTGCCCATGGCCGCCACAGTGAATCCACCTGGCCCAGTGTATGTGAATCCTGTCACAGTGGCCATGCTCAATACCACTGTTGCGGCCGTGGTATGAGTCAAATTGATGTTTCCTGCACTGGCACTGCCAAACGCAATTGCCCGTGTGTTGGTATTACTCGAACTGAATATACCTGTTGACAAAGTCACCCCATCAGCCAGTGTCAGTGTACCAGCAGTTAATGTATACGTACCAGTCACAGTCATTGTATAACTGGCATTGAATGTTACCGCTCCGGCTGTGTGAGTGAATGTTGGCACAGCGCCCAGTGTACCTCCATTGAGGGTGAAACCACCTGAGGTCACAACAAAGCTGGTGGAAGGGTTTATTGTTCCTGAGGTAAAGTTGAACGTGGGTCCATTCACAGTCCACGTTGTACACGTGACAGTGTCAGCAATTGTGGGTGTGCCAGCCAGCAATGTTACAGCCGCTGTGGTTTTTCCGTTGTAGGTCACGGTGCCAGTGCCAACCAAATTCAAAATCAATGCTGTGTACGTGCCAGTGGATGACAGCGTTATTGAGTTCACGTTCAGTGTGGATGCTGCTTGTGTGAACGTGGTTGTTCCATAATCGAGTTTGTTAAACCAGCTGCCAGTGGTTATTGTTGCTACAGATGCGCCTGACACTAATGTAAGATTGGGTGCATTAGCCGACGTGCCACCTGTTGTCCCACAAGTAAAAGTTCTTACACTTGACATTGTTGCTCTGAAACCACCGGTACCTGTGTATGTGAAACCAGTAAGAGTGGCCATCTGCAATGCTGCTGTAACTGATGACAGTACAATATTATTTGTACCAAATGCAATTGAACGAGTGTTGGTATTACTTGAAATGAATGCGCCAGTGGTTAGATCAAATCCGAATGAACTAAGATTAAGAAAACCACTGGTGAGGGTGACAGTCTGACTAACACTGGTCGTTAATGCGCTGCCCAAGTAAACACCACCCGGTGAGTTAATTATGATAGAACCAAATATTGCTGTTCCATTAGTTGTAATAGTTTGACCAAATGATGGAGCATTGAATGTAACAGTACCAGTGCTAGACCAAACTGTACCTGCAATCAAACTCATACCACCCGAAATGGCAATAGTTGGTGCAGTTCCAGTTATGAATGAAACAGTGCCGGCCGTCACACTAAACTGGAAACAAGCTAATGCACCTGTCATTGTGACTGAATAAGTACCTGCTTGATCAAATATAACACTGTCATTTGTAGTTGGCACACTTGCACCACCGGGGCCGTTGGATGAGGTGGACCAGTTGGTTGTTGATGTGGTATTCCACGTGCCAGTACCGCCACGCCAATAACGATTTGCCATTGCTTATGTTGCCTTATTAGAATCCAAAGTTTTTAGCCAGCAGTTGCCATTTGGTAGCAGTTGAGTTGTATATAAATCCCATATAATCATATTTACTACTGCCGCTGGATGTTGTTGGTAAACTTAGATCTGTTGATCCGGCAAACACTGCATTCCAAGAAAAAGTTTGCACATTGGATGATTGCAACCTAAATGTGACTTTTTGTCCGTTTGCCAATGTTCCTGTTGGAGCATTGATAGTCAATGTGCCTGTGACTTGAGTATTGGTTTGAGTAGCCAGATCGGTTGTGTCAGCGTTGATGGTGACTGATGCAGCATCTGCAATTGAAACCACACGTGACACTATGCCGCCACCAGTGATGATATTGCCTGTGACACTCACAGTGGCACCTGTATGTGTGACGGCATTGACGTTGGCTCCACCCAAGATGTTGCCAGCTGTGATATTGCCACTCACACTGACTGTAGTACCAGTTACGTTGCCCACATGAGTACCAATTATATTTCCACCGGCAATATTGGCAGTGGTTGTGATGTTGGCAGCAGAATTGATTGCTGAAACAACATTACTTGACAAACTCAATCCGGCAGCATTTACATTGCCGCCGGTGATGTTGCCTGTGCCACTGATAATACCAGATCCAAACAACATATTGCCGCCGGTGATGTTGCCAGTTGTGGTAATTGTGTTTGCACCAGCAGCAACAATACCAATGATGTTGGCACCGGTGATGTTGCCTGTTACACTTACGCTGGTACCGGTGGCAGCACCAATGTTGGGTGTGGTCAGTTGAGCTCCAGCCTTGACCACAATATTGCCAGTGCCATCGAATGTGGTACTGATGTTGTCAGTTTTTGCACTGAATACAGTACCATTTAATACCAGGCCAGCTGCGGTGTTAGCGGTGTATGTGCCAGCACCAGAGAATTGTGAGAACACAATTGGGCTGGTACCCAATGTGGGATTGTCTGTGGTTTGCACCCAACCAGTGTCGGCTAGTGTGGCTCCCGATGTCACAAACAAGAAGTCTCCACCAGCAGCTTCAGCCGAAGTGTCAAAGTCTGTACTTCTGGTCAACAAACTGCTGCTGGTATAATTGTACATGCCATTTTGTACAGCATTGCCTTGATTTTTAATCAACAGCCTGGTACTGGCAGAGCCAGGAATTGCTGTACCATCCAACGTGGTCAATGTGTTACCAACCAAGCTCAGTGTGGCACCAACTCCTGATGCGCCGTTGTTGTATGTGACTGTGGCACCGGTGTATGTGGCTAGGTCAGCTGTGGATGCCAAGTTGGCCGAGTCATGTACATGCAGGCCTTGAGCTACAGTGTCAACATAATATTTGGTAGCAGCGTCTTGATTTTGCACTGGATCCAGTAAGTTATTGATGTATGTGCTGTTGACTTCAATATTTCCTGTGGCACTGAAGTTCAACGCGCCGGTTGATCGGATTGTGGTGCTGGTGCCAACTATGGTGTTGGTGTTGACATTGCCACCGGTGATATTACCTGTCACACTCACAGTGGTACCAGTGTGTGTGGTGGCGTTGACATTGGCACCACCAAGTATGTTACCGCCAGAGATATTAGCAGTGGTTGTGATAGCAGCGGTTGAATTCAATACACTGACCACATTACCGCTCAGGCTCAATCCTGTGGCATTTAGATTACCACCAGTGATGTTGCCTGAGGTAGATATGGGGTTAGAGCCAAATGCTGCCAAGTTGGCTGCAACATTGGCATTGCCATAACTGGAAGCAATACCAGTCAACTGACTTCCGTTGCCTAAGATATAACCACCACTAACATTGGCAGTGGTAGTGATGTTGGCAGCTGATACCAACACACTCACAACATTGCCACTCAAACTCAATCCTGTGGCATTTAGATTACCACCAGTGATGTTGCCTGAGGTTGATATGGGGTTGGTGCCAAATGCTGCTAAATTGGCTGCAACATTGGCATTGCCATAACTGGATACAATACCAGTCAACTGACTTCCGTTACCTAAAATATATCCACCTGAGATATTGGCAGTGGTAGTGATATCAGCTGCTGATACCAATGCACTGACCACATTTGAACTCAGACTCAGTCCTGCAGCATTCAAGTTGCCGCTGGTAATATTGCCTGAGGTTGATATGGGATTTGAGCCAAATGCTGCCAAGTTGGCTGCAACATTGGCATTGCCATAACTGGATACAATACCAGTTAGTTGTGATCCGTCGCCCAAGATATAACCACCGCTGATATTGGCAGTGGTAGTGATGTTGGCAGCTGATACCAATACACTCACAACGTTGCCGCTCAGGCTCAATCCTGTGGCATTTATGTTAGCGCCAGTGATGTTGCCTGCAATAGACAACACACCTGTACCGCTCAACGATCCTACTTGAGTAGTTCCACCATACCATTTGAAACTGTTAGACGAGTCTGGCACGCCTGACCACAATGCGCCTGATTCAATACCCAGAGCATAGTCGGCCGCTGCAATGCCAATGTTAGGATACAACACAATCTTGGTTCCTGTACTGCGTGTGGTAAATGCAGGTGCAGCAGTTCCATTGGTGTTGAAATCAATCCTGTTGTTTGTTGCACCATTTAGGTACATTTGTCCGCTGCCGGTGGTTGTGCTGCCTGTGTTGGTTGAAATCACTTGCCCGGTGGTAGATAAGTTGCCGCCAAACACATTACTGGTTGAACTGATCAACCCAGCAGTGTATAAATTACCACCTGTAATGTCACCTGTGACACTCACTGTGGTGCCTGTGTGCGTGGTTGCATTGACATTGGCACCACCTAGTATGTTACCACCTGTGATGTTGCCGCTAGTTGATATTGGATTAGAGCCAAATGCTGCCAAGTTGGCTGCAACGTTGGCGTTGCCATAACTGGATATAATACCAGTTAGTTGTGATCCGTTACCGATAAAGTAGTTGCTGCTGATATTAGCAGTGGTGGTGATGTTGGCAGTTGAATTTAATACACTTACAACATTGCCACTCAGGCTCAATCCTGTGGCATTTAGATTACCACCAGTGATATTGCCTGAGGTAGATATTGGGTTAGAGCCAAATGCTGCCAAGTTGGCCGCAACATTGGCGTTGCCGTAACTTGACACAATACCAGTTAGTTGTGATCCGTTACCGATGAAATAGTTGCCAGTAACATTGCCGGTGGCACTGACTTGATCGCTTGTGGTTAGATTGCCGCCCGACACATTTCCCGTCACACTCAATGCTGTCAATGTGCCCACACTGGTGATGTTGGTTTGTGCTGCGGTTATCAAGGTGCCACTGATATTTCCGCCAACCAAATTGCCACCTGTAACATTGCCTGTTACGCTCACTGTGCTACCTGTGTGGGTGGTTGCATTGACATTGGCGCCGCCTAATATATTGCCACCTGTGATGTTGCCAGTGGCGCTGACTGCACCGCCTGTGGTCAAATTGCCACCTGTGACATTGCCTGTCACACTCAACGATCCCAATGTGCCCACGCTGGTGATGTTGGTCTGGCTGGCAGTGGTCAAGGTGCCTGCAATGTTAGCACCACTTAGATTTCCACCCGTGATGTTGCCAACAGCACTGACAATACCGCCTGTGAGATAATTGCCAGCGTCAACGTTGCCGCTGACTGACACATTGCTCAATGTGCCCACACTGGTGATATTGGGCTGAGCAGGAGTGGTCAGAGATCCACCAAGATTTATACCACTCACGTTGCCGCCGGTGATGTTGCCTGTGGCACTGATTATGCCTGTTACATAAGCGCCTGTGCTGGCAAACGTGGCTATTGTGCTGCTGGTCACAGCCACTGTGACATTGGAATTAGCAGCTACACTGACATTACTGTTGCCATTGGTGATAGCTGCACCGGCTGATGCTATGATACCAGTTAAAGCTGAACCATTGCCAACAAAATAATTTCCTGTAACGTTGCCTGTGACGCTTGCTGTGGTACCAGTTAGACTTG